GTGGCCGTGCGCCAAGCGATGCACGGCCAGAACCAGGCGAGCGGGCTCCGCGCGATGGCCTATCTCACGGCGCATGACGAATACGACGACGCCAGCCAGACCTACCGCGTCTCGGCCGATTACTCGATCTGGGTAGAGGAGGACTAGTCCGATGGCGACGAACCAGGCGATTCCCACGCAAGGAACGACGTTCAGCATCGGCGCCGCGCCCGGCACGCCCATCGGCGATGTCGTCTCCTGGACCGGCCCGCGGTTCGACCGCTCCGACATCGACGTGACCCACCTGCAGTCCGACGCCAAGGAGTATTTGACCGGGCTGAAGGATGCGGGCGAGTTCTCGATGGATGTGAACTTCAACCTGCACGACGCCGGCCAGAAGCTGGTGTGGGATGCGCTCGACTCGACGACGCCGCTCGCCATCACCGTGACCCTCGCCAATGACGACGCGCTGGCCTTCGACGCGCAAGTCAAAGGCTTCGAGACGGCCGGCAACGCCGACGACAAGGTCACGGGCTCCATCACGTTGCGGATCACCGGCGACGTGACGGAAACGCTCGGCACATGAGCGAGCGCCACTTCCCCGACCGCGCGGCGATCCTGGCCGCGCGGGATCGGGTCGTCGAGGAAATCGAGCTCCCCGAATGGGGCGGCTGGTTCCGGGTCCAGGGATGGGACGGGCATACCCGCTGGCGGATTCTCCAGCAATGGCCGACGCCCGGGCAGCGGACCGGCGTCAATCTGTGGGCGCTGGTGGCCTGCGTCTCGCTCGTCGACGGCCAGGACAAGCGGATGTTCTCGGACGAGGACGTCGGCGAGCTCGCCAAGAAGAACGCGCGCGCGCTCGACAAGATTTTCCAGACTGCGCTCCGGTTGAACGGGCTCGATGCGCGGGCGGGCGATACGCTGGGAAAAGATTCCGCGCCGACGCCGAACGGCGCTTCTACTTCGACCTCACCAGCCACCTCGGCGGAATGACCGTGGACGAGATGCTGACCCGCATCTCGTCGCTGGAGCTTTCCGAGTGGCGCGTGTATGCGCAGCTCTATGGCCTGCGCCGCGAGCGGGCCGACTTGCGCTCGGGCATCATCGCCGCGACGCTCGCCAACATCCACCGCAAGAAGGGCGGCAAGCGCTTCGCGCCCTCGGATTTCATGCCGAAGGATCGCGCCGAGTCCACGCCCGCGCGCGCCACCGCGGACGTGACGCCGGGCTCGCAGAGTTTCGCCAACTACTTGCGGATGTTCAAGCGCCGCGATGGCCACTAGCGAGCCCGTTGGCGCCCTCCGCGTCCTGGTCGAAGGCGACACCGCGCAGCTCGCCGCCGACCTGGATCGCGCCTATCAGATCGGCGAGAAGTTCGGCATCGGGATCCGCCGCGTCTTCGACGGCGCCCGCGGCGCGCTCAACGAATTCGCCCGGGCGCTCGGTCCCCTGCCCGGCCTCCTGAGCGGCGCGGGCTTCGCGGCCTGGCTCGTCCAGGGCGCGCGGGTCGCCGACCAGCTCGAGGAGCAAGCCGAACGGCTCGGACTGTCCGTAACCCGGCTCCAGGCGTACCAGGCGGCCGCGCTCGAGGCGGGTTTGTCCACCACGAAGCTCGAGGCTGGACTGAACAAGCTCAACGAACGCCTGGGCGCGGCGGCCGCCGGCGAAAACGCGGCGCTCAAGACCTTCTATGAGCTCGGCGTCGCGATCTACGACGTCAACGGGCGACTCCGGTCGGGCGATGCCGTCCTGCGCGATACCGTCAACGCGCTCGCCGGACTGGAAGATCAGGGCAAGAAAACCGATCTGGCGATGGCCGCGTTCGGGCGCGGGGGGATGGCGGTCGTCTCGGGGCTCAAGGACGCGGCTGCCGACATCGACGCCTTCACCGAGAAGGCCCGCGCGATGGGCCTCGTGCTGGACGAGGATGTCGTCAAGAACGCGGCGAAGATCCAGGACCAGTTCGACATCGCCCGACGCTCGATCGAGCTCACCGGCACGGCTCTCCTGGTGAAGCTCGCCCCGGCCTTCCAGACGATCATCAACCTCATCAACGAGACCCTTGAGGGCTGGCGGCAACTCCTCATGCTGTGGGGCGCGCTCGCGCCCGATGCCGAGGAGTTGGCGCGGCGGATCGCGGAGGCCGAGACCGAAATCGCGAACAAGTTTGCCGCGATGGGCCAGATGGCGGCCGATGATCCCTATGTCCGGCAGATGGTCAAGCTTCGCGACGAGTCGCGCGAAGCCCTGCGCGCGCTCAATGCGGTCGATGCGGCCATGCGCACGCGCAAGGAACCGCCCGGCCCGACCGAGGCGCCGGCCGGGGCGCTGACGCCGCCCACGGTGAAAATCCCCAAAGCGCCGAAGACCGACAAAGCGGCGTTCGATGCGGCGATGGCCGAGCTGAAACTGCAAGAGGAAATCAGCAAGCTCACGGCCGACTTTCACCGCAATGCCTACAAGGAAGAACTGGCCGACATCGAGGCCAAGGCCAAGGCGAATTTCGACGCCGGGATGCGCGAGCTCGCGCTGGCGGAAGAAGTCAACAAGCTCGCCGCCGACTTTCACCGCAAACGCTACGAGGAAGAGCAGAAGGACATCGAGGCCAAGGTCAAGGCGAATTACGACGCCGCCCAGAGAGAAATCGATCTGCAGAAGGAAATCAATGCGGCCGTCGCCAAGTATCAGCTCGCCACCAGCGAAAACCTCGACAAGGAACTCGAGCAGCGCGTGAAGCCGGTCCGCGACGTGTTCGATTCGCTGGACCGCGCCCTCAGCGGCACGGTCATGGGCGTGCTGCAAGGCACGCAGACCATCGGCCAGGCCTTCGAGCGGATGGGCGTCTCGATTGCCACCTCGCTCGGCGAGAAGGCCATCAAGCAAGGACTTGACGCGCTCGAAAAGGCCATTACCGACTTCCTGAAAAGCGAAGCCTTCACGACCTTCATCGAGTGGATCGCGAAGCTCGGGGGCATCATCGGCGGCGCCTTTGCCGGGGGCGGCACGGGCGCGGGTGCCGGCGCCATCACGGGCGGCAGCGCGACGCAGACCATCAACATCGACTTCGATCAAGGCATGGCGGCGGGCGGCATCGTGCAGTCGCCGACGATCCGGCTGCTCGGCGAGGCCGGCCCCGAGGCCGTCATCCCGCTGAACCGACTCGACAGCGAGCTCGCCACCGGCGGCGTGCAAGTCAACATCATCAATCAAGCGCCAGCGGTCGAAGTCACGCAGCAACGGCGCACGACGGCGACCGGGACCGAGGTCCATGACATCGTCATCCGCGAATTGCGGCGGATGGTCGGGACCGGCGAAATGGAAGGCGTCATGGCCCCGTATGCCTTGCGGCGGGTGCCGACGAACCGCTGATGGCGGCCGTCTGGCCCGCGAGCCTCCCGCCGCGCATGCTGGCCGATCCCGGCGCGACGGAGCAACCGCCCGACATCATCCTGGAGTCGGCGATGGATGCCGGCCCGCCGAAGGCCCGGCGGCGCTTTACGGCGGGCTTCCGCATGGTCGGCGGCTCGCTGGCGCTCACGCACGCGCAGCGGGCCACGCTCGACGCCTTTTTCCTCGACACGCTGGAAGGCGGCGCGCTGCCGTTCGACTGGGTGCATCCGATCACGAGCGAGCCCGCGACCTTTCGCTTCCTGCGGCAGCCGGAAGGATTGCGGTATCGGCAGAACTACCCCGACACCGTGAACCTGATCGTCGCCGAGCTCCAGCTGCGGATCATGCCATGAGCCCGCGCTCGCTGTCGTCGGCCGCCGTCCGCGCGCTGACCGCGCAGGAGACCGGCGAGGCCTTCCTGATGCTCGTCACCATCACGCACGACGATCTCGCCGCGCCGCTCTACTTCGCCAATAACACCGTCGACGTGACCAGCCGGGGGCATCAGTTTCTCGGCTGGCCCTTTGAGGTCGCCCTCCCCGACGAGCGCGAGGACGCGCTGCCGACCGTGCAGCTCCGGATCGACAACGTCGACCGCCGGATCATGGAGGGGATTCGCGGCCTCCTCACGGCGCCGACCGTGCTGCTGGAAATCGTGCTCGCGAGCGCACCCGACATCATCGAGGCCGGGCCGTTCAACTTCACGCTGCGCGGCGTCGAGTATGACGCGCTCGTGATCACCGGGACGCTGGCGCCCGAGGACGTGCTCAACGAGCCGGCGATGCAGTACAGTTTCACGCCGGATCTGTTTCCGGGGCTCTTCCCGTGATCGCCGCCTGGGCGCGCCGGTATGTCGGCATTCCCTTCGCCGACGGGGGGCGCACGCTCGACGGGCTCGACTGCTACGGCCTGCTGGTCGCCGTCTATCGCGAGGAGTTCCACATTGACGTGCCGTCCTATGCGGGCGCCTACGTCTCGGCGCACGAGCGGGATGAGGTCGCCGCGCTGCTCGCCCACCGCATCCCGGCCGATGCGTGGATCCCGATCCTGGGCACCATCCGGGTCGGCGATGCGGTCGTCTTCCGCGTCCTCAATGCCCCGTGGCATTGCGGCGTCATGGTGAGCCCGACGGAATTCCTGCACGTCGAGGAAGCGCAGGGCACGACGACGATTGAGCGCTTGGATTCGTATCGCTGGGCGCGCCGCCGCCATGCGGTCTATCGGCATCCGAGGCTCGCGTGATTGTTCTGGATCGGCCCTTCGCGACGGAGCGGCGCGAGCTCGCGGTCCAGACCGGCCGGACGATCGCGCAGTGGATTGACGACGCGGGCATCCCGGCCGGCACGCCCACGCGCGTCTACCTCAATGGCGATCTGATCTACCCCGAGTGGTATCACGTCGTGCGGCCCAAGCCCGGCACGCACGTCCTCGTGCGTGTCGTCCCCCGGGGCGGCGCGAGCCGCACGCAAAAGAATATCGGCACGCTCCTGACGGGCTTGCTCCTGGTGACGATCGGCGCCGTCTTGGCGCCCTACGGCGGCGGCACGCTCATTCTCGGCGGCACGTCCCTGATGCTCACCGCGATGCTCAACTGGATGAGCAGCAACAAGCAGACGCCGGGCGGCGGGTTCAAACCGCTGGCGGGCATTCACTCCAACCAGGAACCGGAGAGCCCGACGCTCTCGATCAGCGGTCAGACGAACGCCGCCCGCCCGTATGCCGTCATCCCGCGCGTATACGGCACCCACAAGATCTATCCGCCCTACGCGGCGGCGCCCTACACCGAAACCGTCGGCGCCGATCAGTACCTGCGCCTGTTGTTCTGCATCGGGATGGGGCCGACGGAGATCGACGAGCTCAAGATCGGCGACACGGCGCTGTCGAGTTTTCAAGCCGTCGAGACCGAGGTGCGGACGGGCGTGGCCGGCGAGGAGCCTCTGACGCTCTATACGACCGACATCAACGAGGCGCCCCTGAGCATCCTGCTGCTGGCGGGCGTGCCGCAGATCCGCACGAGCTCGGCGGACGCGGTCGAGCTCTCGGTGGATGTCGTCTATCCCGAGGGCGTCGTGCAATTCGGCGGCGAGACCGGCACGGACAAGCTCGCGACGACCGTGAGCATCGACGTCGAGTATCGCCTGGTCGGCGCGACGCCGTGGACGACCGCGCCCGGCTCGCCGATCGTCACGACGGATGCCCGCCAGTCCCTCACCCGCAACGGCCTCCGCTGGGTCGTGTCGAGCGGCCAGTACGACGTGCGCCTGACGCGCACCACGGCCGACTCGGCCGATCCGCTGCTGCGCAACGCCTCGTTCTGGTCGGCGCTCCGGACCTACGGCGCCGCGCCGCCGGTCAACCTCGAGGGCCTCGCCCTCGTCGCCATGCGAATCAAGGCGACCGATCAGCTCAACGGCGTTATCGACTCGTTTAACTGCGTGGCGCATAGCCTCCACCTCGACTTCACGAGCTATCCCGCCGTGGTCGAGGAAGACGGGCCGATCGGCTACTGGCGCCTCGGCGAAGTGGCCGGGGCGCCGACGGCGTTCGACTCGAGCGGCAACGGCCACCCCGGCGTGTACCACGGTGACCCGCTGCTCGGCGGTCCCGGCCTGCTGCTCGGCGATCGCGATACGGCGATGATCGCCGATGGCATTGACGACCACGTCGACACCTTCACCGACATGGCGACCTATGACATGGGCGGCGGCAGTTTCACCGTCGAGTGCCTGATCAAGCCCGCGACGCTCAGTGGCACCCGCGGCATCGTCCGCAAGTCGAACGGCCTCGAGTTCGCCGGGGGTGCCGAGGGCTGGGCGCTTGAGCAGACCGGCAACCTACTCCGCTTCTGTCGCGGTACCGCCACCGTGAGCGCCACGATCCTCGCCGGCGAGGTCTACCACGTCGCGGCGACCTACTCGATCACCACGGGCGCCCTCACCCTCTGGCTCAACGGCAATCCGGTCGCCTCGAATCTCGGGGCCGGGACGACGCCCTACGCCGATAGCTTCAACCTGGAATTCGCGCCGGATCGGGCAGCCGTCCGGCGCGCGCGCGCGATCGCCGAGCCGCGCGACGCAGTGCCGGTCGACTACTTCCATGCGCACTACTTCGCCGTCGGCTACTTCACACCGGGATATTTCACCCTCTCGATCACCGTCGGGGTCGGCGGCGCGATCGTGCCGTTTCTCTTCGCGGTGCCGATCGTGGTCGAGCCGACCGAGGGCGTCGGCGCGGGGATCGTGCCGTTTCGCTTCGCGCTCGCCAGTGACGCAACGGTGGGCGGGCGCTTCGCCGGGACGCTGGACGACGTGGCCCTCTATCCCACCGCGCTCAGCGACGAGCGCCTTGCCGTCCACTACACGGCGGTCCAGGCGGTGGGCGGCTGGGCGGTGCGGCGCACCTCGAACCCGGCCAGTCACTACCGCGAAGTGCTGCAGGGACCGAGCAACGCGCGGCCCGTGCCGGATGAGCGTCTCGATCTGGCCGAGTTCGAAGCGTGGCACCGCGAGTGCGCGTCCAATGGACGCTCCCATAACCGCGTGATCGATTTCCCGACGACGGTCTATCAGCTCCTGCGGGAGATCGCCGCCTGCGGCCGGGCCACGCCCACCATGAACGATCTGAAATTCGCGACCGTGCGCGACCTCGCCCAGACGGTGCCGCGGCAGATCTTCACGCCGCGCAATTCCCGCAACTTCCGGGGCCGCCGCGTGATCCCCGAGGAGCTCCACGCGCTCAAGGTCAATTTCGTCGATCCGGACTCGAACTGGCAACTCGTCGAGCGGATCGCGTACAAGGACGGGTACGGCGCCGTGGCCGCGCCGGGGATTGCCGCGGCGAGCCGCTTTGAATCCATCGACCTGCCGGGCTGCACCGACCCGGATCTCGCCTGGCGACACGGGCGCTATATTCTCGCCTCCGCGCAGCTTCGGCCGGAAGCCTACGACATCGAGACCGACGTCGAGAATCTCGCCTGCCGCCGCGGCGACCTCATCCAGATCGCCCATGACGTCACCGAGTGGGGCATCGCGTGGGGCCGCGTCAAGAGTGTGGCCACCACGCCGAGCGGCCTCGCCACCAGCGTCACGCTCGACGAGGCCGTGCCGCTCTCGACGGGCCAGGTCTACGCCATGCGCTTCCGCTTCGCGGATCTCGGCTCGGTGGTCGTGCCGGTCACGACCCCGCCCGGGCCGGGCCTGACGAACACCCTCACCTTCCCCTCGCCAATGGTGCCGCCGATCCCTGAGCCCGGCGATCTGGCGCTGCTCGGCGTCGTGGGCCGCGAGTCCATCCCGGCCATCGTCTCGATGATTCGGCCCGGCCCCGACCTCTCGGCCGTCCTCACCGTGGTCGACGCCGCGCCGGCCGTGCTGGTGGCCGACCAGTTGCCGATCCCCGCTTGGGATCCCATGATGACGCTGCCGATCGCGTCGGAGCAAATGCCGCCGACGCCGATCATCGAGAACGTCGTCTCCGATGAGACGGTGCTGGTCCGCGCCCTCGACGGCTCGCTGCAGAGTGCCATCGTCGTCACCCTGCACTACCAGTCGACGAGCAACGTGCAGGCCGACTACCTCGAGGCGCGCATCAAGCGCACCGGGACGACGAGCCCGTTCGACATCCTGCCGCAATTCCCGGCCGGCGTGACGCGCGTCCAATTCACGCAGGTCGAGGACGGCGTCGGCTACGATTTACGGCTGCGCACCGTCAACCGTCGCGGCCCCGCCTCGCCGTGGGCCGAGGTGCTCGGCTACGTCGTGATCGGCAAGACGACGGCGCCGCCCGCTCCGGCCAACGTGCGCGTCGCCGTCAACAACCGCCTTGAGTGGGACTACCCGGCGCCGCCGCCGGATCTGGATGGCTTCCTCGTGCGCGGCTTGCCGGGGAGCCTCGCCACTTGGGACGGCGCGATCGCGCTCCACGTCGGCGTCGTGAGCGCGTCGCCGTTTATCCTGCCGCCGATGTATGGCCAGTGGACCGTGCTGGTGGCGGCCGTCGATACCAGCGGCAACGAGAGCGACGCCGCCTCGACGACCTACACCTTCGAGGACGTCCGGATTCACAACCAGGTGGCGAGCTTCGACTACAAGGCGGCGAGCTGGCCCGGTACCATCACCAACGGCACCACGATTGCCGGCAACCTCGCCGCGGCCGGCGAGCCGACGGTCTTCTGGGCCGCCGACACCGCGCTCTTCTGGAAGACGCCCGACTCGGCGCTCTTCTGGGACGGCACCTATCAGCAGATGGTGTACGAGTTCAGTTATACCGTCAGCGGGACCAGCATCGGCGCGCGCCTGCTATTCCAGACGACGATGGTCGCCGAGAGCTGGACGCTGGAATACGAGACGGCGGGCGGGTGGCTCCCGTGGCCGGGCTCGCTCGAGGCCGTCGCGGCGGGCACCTACAACTTCCGGATCATCACCTACGCCGCGAGCTCGCAGGCGATCCTCTCCCGGCTCACCCTGATCGTGGACGCCGATACGATCGAAGAGAATCACAACAACTTCGCCGTCGCCGCCACGACCGGCACACGCCTCACGCTGATTAACACGTTCCGGGCCATTCTCAATGTGCAGGCCACGGCGAATACGGTAGTCGGGTCGGCTCTGGTGGTGCCGGTGGTCATCGACAAGCAAAACGTGGCGGGCGCCAACAACGGGCCACTGATTCAGTGCTTCGACCGGGGCGGCGGCTCGGGCGCGGCGGCGGGCACGGTCGACGCGAAAGTGACGGGGTACTGATGACCGACTTTACGGCGGCCAACTATCTGCAGGATGCGGCGCGCACCGTGGCGCAGCAAAAGACGGCCTTCGAGCAGAATCTCGCCGCCACGAAGGAGCTCCTCGGCGGCCTGCCGATCCAGTCCATCACGATCAGCGGCACCTCGATCACGCCCGCGGCGGGCAGCGCGGCCTTCCTGAGCGTCGCGACCCCCGGCGGCGCGGCGACGGCGAACCTCGCGACCTGCGTGCCGACGAATATCAAAAATGGCGCGTGGGTCGCCATGCGCGCCGCCAACGCCGGGCAGACGGTCGTGGTGAAGCATGCGGTCGGCGGCTCGGGCCAGTTCTCGCTCGTCGGGAGCGCCGATCTCTCGCTCGCCGATCCGAGCATCGTCCTGCTCCTGGCGCTCTCGGGCACGACCTGGACCGAGGTCGGGCGTTTCTACGGCAACCAGCTCGCCGCCGCCCATACCTTCTATCAGACGGCCGGGCTCGGGCAGAATCGCTTTACCGGCCGCCAAGAGTTCAACGCGGGGGCCTCGCTCACCGCCGCCTCGACGCTCACCCTCGGCACAGATGGTAACTACTTTCAGGTCGTCGGCACGACGCCGATCCTCGGGATCTCGATGGCGCCAGCGGGCACGCGGATCACCCTGCGCTTTACCAGTTCCGGGTGCCTGCTCACGCACGGCGCGGGCCTCGTCCTCGCCTATGGCAACCACCTGAGCCGCGCGGGAGACGTACTCGAATTCGTCTCCGAGGGATCGGGCAACTGGCGCGAGCTCGCGCCAGTTGGGACGCCGCGCGTGCTCGATACCACCGCCACTGACGTGACCGTCGCGAACTTGCGCGACGTCGAGGTGACGGTCTACCAGAAGGTGATCGAGGGCAACGTCCTCGGGACGGCGCGGCGAGTGCGGCTCACGCTCAACGGACTGTGGTCATTCGGCGCCGTGCAACAATTCGGCGCGACCACGCTCTATGGCACGACGTTTCGGGTTGCCTATGGCGCGACGGTCATCGGCTCGATCTACGTGCCGGGGGGCGTCTGGGACAACAGCGCCACATTCCCCTACACCTACACGCCCTGGCTGACCACGCAGTACGTCCATCTGCCCTTGGTCATTAGCCTGGTCGGCAACGGCGCGACGAACGCGCAGCGCGCCTACATCGCGGGCGGCGCGCCCGGCTCGACCATGAATCCGGCGGCGGGAACGGGGAGCGCGACGGGCGTCGTCACGATCTTCGGGGTGATCCTCGGCGCGCTCTATGGCGACATCAATGGCGTGCCATCGCCGGGGTTTGGGAGCGCCACCGAGGACTCGACGGTCGCGAAGACCTTGACCGTCACCTGCGCGCATAACTACGGGCACCCCTCGAACGCCTACGTCCTAGATCACGCGACGCTGGAAGTGTTGCCGTGAGCGACGGAATGTCATAGCGGGGACTGACGAATCGCGCTATAACGCGCAAGGACACGCACCGCGGGGCTGAACGCGCCGGGCCTCATGAACTCGGCGCGGCGGGACACCGCGAAGAAACGGGGTCACTTGGTCATGACCAGCCAAGTGGCCCCGTTTCTTTTTTGGCCCAGCACGGAGGCCGGGCATGGCGGATCGGTTATACGGCGACGTCGTCGCAGACACGACCGGCGTCAGCGTGGCGCTCCTGCTGCGGAGCGCCGTCGACAATTCGCGGATGACCGGCGTCGCCTTCGGCAGCGTCACCGCCAAGTATTTCCGCCAGGGCGACGGGGCGGCGACCGCCATTACGCTCTCGGCGCTCGCATCCTCGAGCGCCGCCTGGGCCTCGGGCGGCTGGCGAGAGATCTCGAGCGCCGATATGCCCGGCTGGTATCGGCTCGACATCCCCAACGGCGCGTTCGCCGCCGGCGCGGATTGGGTCGCGCTGCAGGTCTCGCTCTCGGGGAGCTTCGGGTTCGACGTGCCGTATCGGATCCAGAGCGCGGCGCTGATCCCCGATCAGATCCTCAAGCGTGACATGAGCGCCGTGGAGTCGGTGAGCTCAGCGGCCGGCCGCTCGCTCCTCAACGCCGTCCGACTCCTGCGCAATCGCTGGAGCACGACGCCGACCGCAATCACCGTCTACAAGGAAGACGACGCCACGCCCGCCTGGACCGGCTCGCTCTCGACGGCGGTCGGCGCGGCGCAGATTACCTCGGTTGATCCGGCCTAGCCTCCTCGCGCTGGCGCTCGCGTGGCTTGTGAGCGGCTGCACCATCGCCGCGCCGCAATGGTGGCCGGTGCCGCCCTATATTCCGCCGGTCGTCAACTACCCGTTGACGGTCACGAAGACCGGCACCGGCACCGGGACCGTCACGGCGCCTCCGAGCCTCAACTGCGGGGCGACCTGTACGGCGAGCTATGCGCAGGGCGCCGCCGTCACGCTGACGGCCTCGACGACGGCCGGCGCGACCTTCACGGGCTGGAGCGGAGCCTGTAGCGGCGCGGCGACGACGTGCAACGTCACCATGTCGACGGCGCAGAACGTCACCGCGAATTTCAATCCCGCCGCCGATGCGATCCCGCCGCCGAACCCGAGCGCGGCCGCGATCAGCGCGCCGACGGCCGGGCCGACGTCCGTGAGCTATACGGCGACCTGGTCGGCCGTCACCGACCAGCCGTGTAACTGTCCGGTGCCGACCTATCTGTGGGACGTCAACAATGGCGACTGGACCGGATTTCTCAATCCGGGCGGCACGGTCTCGACGCTCACGGTGAATTTCACCGTGCCCTACGACGCGAGCGGCCTCAGCGTGCTCGCCCACTTTGGCCTGTCGGCCCGGGATGCCACCGGGAATCAAAATACCGCCGGGCATACCTGGACCGACTTTACGATCCCGGCAGCGCCCGCCGGGCAACTCACCGCCAACTGGATCGCGCCGACCCAAAACACCGACAACTCCGCGCTGACGGTGGGAAGCGGCAGCGCCGATCTGGCCAGCTACCGGATTTATTACGGGGCTGGCGGCGGGAACCCCTGCCCCAGCGGCTCATTTGTCGCGGCGAGCGGCTCGGTCCTCACGGCGACCATCACGGGGCTCGCCAGCGGGACGTCCTACACCGCCTCGATCGTGGCGGTCAATACGAGCGGCACCGCGAGCGCCTGTTCACCGACCGCGACGGGAGTGGCTCATCCATGACATTCCGCTGGCGCCTCACGTTCTTGGCGGCCTTACTCGCGCTGCATGGCTGCATCATCATCCAGCAGCTGCCGAAGGTCGAGCCGCGCGCGGTCGGACGGTATGCCTCGCCGACGGGCAGCGGCTCGGCGTGTACGAATAGCGGCACCCCGTGCACGGTGGCCACGGCGCTGAGTCAGATGCAATGCGGTGACACGCTCACCCTGCAAAATGGCACCTACGCGACGGCACTCGGCGCCGCCGTCCTTGAAATCACCTCCTCCACCGCCCCGAGCGCGACCAGTTGCGCGAGCAGCCCGGCCACCGTCCAGGCTGAGACGGAAGGCAGCGTCACGTTCGACGGCCAGAATGCGCGCATGGCCGTGAATGTCTATGGCATGAACGGCTGGACGCTCCTCGGAATCAATGCGAAGCGAGGCGGCGCGGCCGGGGGTTCGGATCCCGTCTGGCGGGTCCGCGCTAGCAGCAATATCATCGTCAGGCGGTCCATCGCCTACGACGCCACATCCGGACAAAACTCACAGGTCTGGCTGAACCAGGACAACCCCGGCACGATCCTATACGAGGATGTCGCGGGCTTCGGGACCGCCCAGCAAGTGTTTCTCGACTACGGCAATAGCCCGTCCACGACCTGGCGCCGCATCTGGGGGCGGGCCGAAGGCAATACGCAAGCGGGCGGCATTATTGCCGACTCGGGGAACGGCCCGGCGACTAATCAATTTGCCTATGGCGGGGCGCCCTCGTTGATCGAGAACATCATCCAGACCTACGGCCCCGACCGAGGGACTAACGGCTTTTCCTACATCACCAACTGGCTTCGGAACAACACGGCCTCGCCCTATATCCGCTGGTATGGCGGGATGCATTACCCCCGGACGGGGCTCGCGAATACGCGCATGACCTTGGGGTATTTCACCTCTGCCGAGAATCCGAATTGCTCCGGGTACCTGCTTCAAGACCAGATCGTGCATGGCAACGGCGTCACGAGTCACCCATCTGGAGTGTCCGGGATGCGCCCCTTCTACATCGCGAATGCGACCGGCAGCGGAGGCGGCGGGGATCATTGCCCCGACACGGTGCCGGGCGGCCAGCAGCAAATCATGACGCGGGTACTCGGGATTCGGACCGGCGGCAGTTCGCTGCTCGGTTCGCTCGGCACCCAGACCAATGTGCTTGACACGACGGCCTCGCTCGCCTCGACCGGGTGGGATTACACGGGCACGAGTGGCACGCCGCGCGCGTGCTTTGAATATCAGAACGGCAGTCTGACATCGGCACCGCTCTGGCCTTGGAAAATGGACGATCGGATCAAGGCGGCGATCGCCGCCAATGGCGGGACGGCCTTGCTCGGCACCGCCGGGACCGGCTACGCAGCGAACACCCCGACCAGCGAGATCGTGTCCGTTTTCGGCGCCATCCCGAATGCGTGCAACCGGGCGGCGGCGGGCACGACCCCGAAGAACCCGACCGGGCTGAACCTCTCGCAGCTCTGGCGCACGCTCTGGACGCAGATCACCGGCATGGCGGCCTAGCATGGCGGCGGGCTCCGTGACGATTCCCCCGGGCACCTATGGCCCCGGCACGACCATCATCGGCCCGCGGTCGGTTGGCGGCACGCTATCGAAGGCCACCGCGTCATTTGACATCACCCAGCACACCTCGCCTGCCATCACGTTAGAGGTCCTCCTCGAGTACTCGGCCGATGGCGGCCCCTGGCGCGGCATGGCTGGATTTCGTCGGGTCGGGTCGCCGATCTCTAACGGCCCTGACGGGAAGCCCATCACGAACGCCTTCATCAGCATCGGGTATCCGCCGATGCCGAATCGGCAGATCCGCTGCACGGTCACGATCACGGGCGGCTCGATCGTGTCGTCGGGGGTGGTGAATTGGCAATAGCCCAAGTCGCCAGTCAAATCGGCACGCACCAATCGGGGAGCAGTGACAACAATCAAATCTTCTTTCCGAACGATGTCACGGCCGGCAACTTTATCATCGTCTCGGGCGGCATTTGGTCGCCCACGGCGGGCATCACGAGCGTGACCGTCACCAAGTATTCGGGCACGGCCACCCTCGGGGCGATGACCGCGATTCTCGGCTCGACGGGGGTGGCCCTGAGCGGGCGCGCGAAAGCCTACCTCGCGTATGCCCCGATCACGGGCTCTGGTTCGCTGGCGCTGAATGTCACCACCAATCTCACGGGGAACGTGAATTACAACAATGACTGCATCAATGAGTTTAGCGGGACCAGCATTACGCTGGACGTCAACGGAGGGGAGGCCACCGGCAATAGCAACGCCACGGCGGTCGATACCATCACGACGCTCGCCGCGAATGACCTGATTCTTGGGGCCATCGTGGTCCCGTCAAGCGGCTTCGGCTGGTCGCCGGGCTCGGGCTACACCATGATCTATTCGGATGACACCGCGAGCATCCAGCCTTACGCCTGTGAATTCCGCCTCGCGACGACGGCGGGAAGCTACAACGTCGGCTTCGGCTATGGCACCGCCACGCAAGATTGGTCAATCGTCAACGCCGCGTTCAAAGAGACCACGGCCGGGGTGCCCCGACAGGCCATGCACGCGCGGCGGATGAGGAGCTAACGCGATGAGCCTCTGGCTGAAGCAATCGACCGCCGTGACGCTGACGATCGGCCCCTTCGTCTCGTCGTCGGATGGCTTCACCGCGCAGACCGGGCTCAGTCTCGTGCAGGCCTCGATCCGCCTGAGCAAGAACGGCGCGGCCTACGCCCAGAAAGGCGAGACGACCGCGCCCGCGCACCAGGAAAACGGTAATTACTCGTGCCTGCTCAACACGACCGATACCGGCACGCTCGGTGTCCTGCGCCTGCATGTGAACTTTACGGGCGCCCTGCCGGTCTGGCTCGACATGATGGTCGTGCCCGCGAACGTCTGGGATTCGATGTTTGGCGCGAGCGTGCTGAACGTCAACGTCAACACGATCGCCGCCAACGCCATTACCGCCAGCGCGATCCAGGCCGACGCCATCACCGCCGCGAAGATCGCCGACGGCGCCATCGACGCGAACACCTTCGCCGCGGGCGCGATCACGAGCACGACGATTGCGACGAATGCGATCGACTCGGCCCAGCTCGCGGCGGGCGCGGGCACCGAGATCGCCGCCGCCGTCAAGGCCCTCGTCGTCGAGACCGCCGGGAGCTACACGCTCGGCCAGGCCCTGAGCATCATGCTGGCCGTCCTCGCCGGGCGCACGAGCTCGGCCGGCGCCACGATCGCGACGCCCGACGGCTCAACCACCCGCGTCGCGGCGACGATAGATGCTAGCAACAACCGAACGGGCATGACCCTAACCCCCAGTGCCTAAGCGACGCATCAAGTCGACGCAAGGCCGGGCGGGCGGCGGGGCCGTCGTGATCGGCGAGACGGGGTTCGATCTGGCCGGGTCGCCGATCGGGGAAGAGGCGGGCGTCGGGGCCTTCGCGTTCTGGCTCGGCGTCGGCGGCGCGGGCGACGAGATCGCCACGGATGGCATGAGTCCGTTCGCATTCTTGGGCTGGGGGGCGCCGAGCGCCCAGCCTAAAGGGGTGACACCATGAGCCTGCTACTGCGACGGCGGCCTGCGCGCCGCATCATCGAAGCGACGATCGAGCCGATCCGCGCGCCGAAGCTCCGCTTCTTCCCGCGCCTGATGCTGCTGCTCGGCGACCGCGAGATCCCGCTGATCCAGGGCGGCAGCAAGAGCGACGCGTGCGAGAACGCGCTGCTATTGCTGCTGTTCAACAATACGAACTTTGCCAACGTCGGCGACGCGACCGGCCTGCGCGGGTCGACGACGGCGGGTTCGTTCTGGCTCTCGCTGCATACGGCCGATCCCGGCGACACCGGTACGGCCACGACGAGCGAGACCAGTTATACCGGCTATGGCCGCGTCGCGGTGGCGCGCTCAGGTGCGGGCTTCGTCGTCACCGCCAATTCCGTGAGCCCGGCCGCTAACGCGGACTTCGGAGAATGCACCGCCGGCACCGCGACCATCACGTACTTCGGCGTGGTGACCTCATCCTCGGGCGCGGGGACCTTGATGTATAGCGGTGGAGTTTCCCCGTCAATTTCGGTCAGTTCGGGAGTCATCCCAAGAATTAAGTCCAGCTCCACAATCCAGGAGGATTGACGCCGTGCGTCAGATCTTTTCTGGCGTCTGCGAGGAGTGCGGCGCCGCGTTTCAGAAGCCGAAGCGCGGCAATCAGCCGTATCGCTTTTGCTCGCAGTCATGCTCCAGTACCGCCGGCAACCGAGGGCGCAAAACTCTTGCAGCGGAAGAACGGGTTCTTCGTCGTCGTGATGCCGTGCGCCGCTGGAGAAGGAAAAATCCGGAGGTCGTCAGACGACATAAGCGCGAGTCGTATGCGCGAAATGGGGCACTGGTTCGCCTGCGGAGGGCTCCGCTTAATCTCGCCCGAACGCGCGAGGTGCGGCAGCATGTCCTTCGCGCACTCGGCAATCAGTGCGTGCGCTGCGGTTTCACTGATTGGCGCACGCTCCAGATCGATCATGTTAACGGCGGGGGTAGACGCGATCGGGAGCGTTGGAGTAACACCCACGAATATCTAAACGCGGTTCTCGCTGCGCCGCCGGGCATTTATCAACTCCTCTGCGCGAACTGCAATTGGATCAAGAAGTACGAGCGCGCCGAGCACGCCTGGAGTCAGATAGTCGCGCTCGCCGAGCCACCATCGCCGCAGGCTGTCCTATTCGACTGATGTGGCGACCCGCGTCTACTTCAACGCGAGCGAGGCCGCCGCCGTCTCGCCGACGCCGTCGGGCACGGACTGGGGGCACGTCGAAGCCACGCCCGTGCGTCGCCGCCTGCAGGCGGCCACGGCCGATAGCAGCGCGCTCGCCACCGTCGCGATCACGTTCGATTCGTCCGATCACGTCGTCAGCACCAACGCGCTCTTTCGTCAGTACGTCTCCGACCCGCTCAAGGCCCAGACGATCAGCGGCAACGTCAAGGGCCAGTGGCAAGTCCTCGAGGCCAACGCCGGCAACGACCTATTCCTGACCGTCAAGATCTACGTGATCGACAGCAGCAACGCGGTGCGCGGCTCGCTCCTGGCGATCACGCGCACGGCCACGCTGGAGGCGGCGACGTCGCTCGGCAACCGCTCGCTCGCCTCGACCGCCATTTCAACACTCTCCACCGTGCAGGACGGCGACCGGCTCGTCGTCGAGGTCGGCCTGGGCGGCACGGGCACGGCCGGCGGCGGCACGCAGGGGCACAACGGCTCGGTGCGGTGGGGCGGCACGGCCAGCAGCGGCGACCTGCCCGAAGACAACACGCAGACGGGCACGACTTACCGGCCGTGGATGGAATTCTCGGACGACCTCGACTTCCTGGCCGAGACGGTCGGCGACGCGGACGGCACCTGCACGGTCGCCGCCGACTCGCAGACGGTCACGGTGGTCGAGGGCGTCGGCGCGGCGGTCGGCACCTGCACCGTCCAGGGCGACGGTCCGGTATCCACACTCGATCAACGCTATTTCCACACGAACTACTTCCACGGCGACTACTTCGCCGACCAGTATTTCGGCAAAGGCGCGGCGGCGGCGGTTTTCGAAGCGACTGGCACCGCCACTGGCACCGGCACCGCGAGCGCCTCGAGCTCGGCGATCTGGCAGATCGGCGCGGCCACGACCGGGGCCGGCGTCGCCACCGGGACGGCTGCCGCCTTCGCGAGCGGGCTCGGAGCCGCTACGGGCGCCGGGACGACGACCGGCGCGACCTCGGCCATCTGGCGCGTCGGCGCCGCCGCCACCGGGATCGGCACGCCGTCGGGGGCGGCCGCCGCGGTCACCGCCGGCACGGGCTCAAGCTCGGGCTCGGGCACGGCGACCGGCCAGGGCGCCAACGCCGCCTCGACCGGCTCGGACGGCACGGCGGTCGGCACCGCGACCGTTAATGGCGTCTCCGGGGCCACGGCTGGCGCTACAGGCACGATCTCGGGCCTGGCCGTACCGACCGGCACATCCGCCGCCATCATTGCGGCCCAGGGCACCACGAGCGGCGCGGGCACGGCGACCGGCGCCGGGGCCGACGCGGCATCCACGGGCTCTGATGCCACCGCCAGCGGCACCTCGAGCGTCACGGGCGTCAGCGGGATCCGCTGGGCGACCGTCGCGGCGACCTCGGGCGCGGCCGTCGCCGCGGCCGCGAGCTCCACCATCCGGACAGCGGTCGCGAGCTCGGCCGGCACCGGCGTCGCCACCGGCCAGGGCGAGAAGGTGCCGGGCGCCGCGTGGAGCGTCACCGGCACGGCGGCGGGCACCTCGACCGTCACGGCGGCCAGCGGGATGCTCCGGGCGGGCAGCGGGGCGGCGGCGGGCCTCGCGACCGTGGCGGCGATCAGCGGCGCCCAGGCGAGCTCGGTGGCGACGGCTGCAGGGCTCGGCGTCGCCACGGCGCACGCGGCCGTCATCGTCGCGGCCAGCGGATCCGCCGCCGGCCTGGCCACCGTCCTCGGCGTCATGGAAGACGGCAGCGCCGCCGCGGCCCCGCCGATCTTCACCGGGAGCGCCCCCGGCCGAAACGGCGCCTACCAGGGGCAAGCGCGCGCCCCGACCTACCCAGCCAACCCGGCGCGCGGCGCCGCGACGGGACAGGCGCGCTCCGGCCTGTTCCTCGCGCCGCCGGGCGCCACCACCGCACGGAGGCCCTAATGCTCGTCGGCATCGTCTATCCGCCCAAGCAATCGACCGAGTCATTCGTGGTCGGCATCGACTTCACGCCCGAGCTCGCGGCGGGCGAAACCATCAGCGCCCGCACGGTGACCTCACGCCGGCGCAATGACGACACCGACTCGAGCGCGACGTTCCTGTCGGGCTCGCCTGGCGGGAACCCCGGCCCGACCTGCACCATCCGCGTTCAGGCCGGGGCGCACGGCGAAACGCACCGGGTGCAGATGCAGGTCACGACGAGCCTCAACAACACCTTCGAGAACGAGCTCGACGTGCCCGTCGAGGATCAATGACCGATTGCGAGATCTGCGGCGGACCGCTCCTCGTCGACTGGCACTCGGTCATCCAGCTGGCGCGGGCGGGGTTTGAAGGCGGGCGGATCTACTGCCGCTGCGGCTGCACCGACGTCTGGCTCAAGCGGCCGATCCTGCGGCCGGTGCCGTCGGCCCTCGAGGACGGCCGCGGTCGGTACACGCGGGAGGCCCGGCCGTATCGCTGCGAGGGGTGCGGCAAGCTCGGCGAGTCTCGGGGCAATAACGCCCGCTGGTGCTCGTTGTGCAAGGTCGCCGTGCGCATGTCGCGGGAGCGCGAGCGGTACGCCGCGGCGCGGGCCATGTCGTGATCACTGCTGGTTTACGCTTAGGCGGCCAGCCACGCTACCGCCCATGCGGTCAGGATCACGAAGGCCACATAGCTCCAGGTGAAGCCCGTGCCGGCGAGGAGTCCGCGCCGCCACTGGCCGACGGTGTAGATCTCGGCGCAAAGCGCGACGACGACCAGCAGCAGCGCCCACACCGGCACCCGGTCGAGCGCCAGCGTGGTCCAGAAGAACAGGCCCAACGGCTCGGGCGGCGGCACCACTCTCATCGCCGTTTTCCGAGGCGCGAGAGCCAGACCGTTCCGGCGACCGTGGCTACGCCCGCGAGGCCCAGCACGGCGAGTTGGCCGGCGCCGGGCGGGACGTGGAGCGCGGCGATGGTGACCACCACGAGCTTCGTCAGCAACACGACGAGGATCGCGGTCGCGAAGCCGCTCAGGATCACGAGGCCGAGTTTTCTCATTGCTTACCCTCCGCTCATGCTCCCAGCGTTGAAACCGCCGTAACTCCAGGAGTACCAAGCCAACCACGTCTCGTAGCTCGCGTTGGGATCGACGGTCGGGTCGTAGCCTGATTGGAATTGCTCCTCGAGCGTCGGCGTCGGCGTCGGCCCCGGCTCGGGGCCTGCGATCTCGCCGACGTTACCCTGCGCGCCCACCTCGATGTCGGGCACCTCGGGCTCCACCAGCGATTCCGGCATGTCGCTGTTGGGGATGATCGAGAGATCGACGTCCATGACCGCGTCCGGCGGGGCCTTGGGCACGATGTCGATCGACGTCGCCGTGACCTGGGCATCCGTCATGTACATCGTGACGATGATCGTCAGCGCGGCCAGGGCCGCCACGATCCACACGCCAGTCCACGTCACGACGACCGCGCCGCCGATCGCCTCCACGGCGATGGCGAGCTGCCCGGCCCGCCACGCGATCGCGGCCTCTTTGAAGAGCGCGGCGGCCGTGGGGATGATGCGCCCGTCGGCGAGGATTTCGCCCAGCCGCGCCGCCGCCGCGATCGTCGTCAGCACGGCGAGAATCTGCGCTTCCTGGAGCTGTTGCCGCGCGAGCTGATCGACTACTTCGCGGGCATCCTCGCCGCCGAAGAGCGCCATTTCGGGGGACTGCAGGAAGGTGGTTAAGCGCGCCTGATATTCCGCCTCGGCCTGCGCGACGATGCGGGCCGCTTCCGCGTCGGCCTGCTGCTGCTGCTGCTGCGCGACGAGCGCGTCAATCACGCGCTGGCGGAGCACCGCCTGGTAGATCGAGTTCCCGAATTGCGAATAGCCGACCCCGCTGCCGCCGGCGGGACCGAAGTCCGCCGTGGCCTCGCCCGATTCGGTCACGACGATCTCAGGGAGCACAAAGGTGGCTTCCTGCGCCGCCGCCGTCGTCCAGCCGAGCCGAAGCGCGGCGCCGGGCGTGCGCTGCTCGATGATCGGCCGCGAGTAGTCGGTGATGTGCTCCAACGCCCCCGCCACTTCCCCGGCGTGCGGATTGCGGTTCGCGACGGAGCGATAGAGCCGCTCGATCTGCGCCAGGCGCGTCAGGGCCACGACGCGATGGCGCTCCGAGAGCTTGCGCACCGGCCGCCCGGTCCTGGTGCCGCCGAGGAGCGTCATGCGGTGGAGCGCCGCTGGCCAGCCGCGTTGCGCGACCAACTCGGCGAGCCGATCGAGCGTCGTCGGCGTCGCCTCGACCTCGTACATGCCCCGGAAGAAACGCGCGAGCACGGCCCGCTCGCCGACGCGCGCGACCAAGGCGTCAAAGCCGGCGTTGAGCCACGGCGCGACGACCCGCTGCACGCCGGCCATGCGCCGCATCCGGCGCGTCCGGATCTTGAGCGCCCGGCCCGTGGGCGCCGAGCGCACCTCCCACGGCACCGCCGCGATCACCCCGCTCGCCATTGTGCCCGCCAACATCGCCCTCCGACTTAGACTGAACTCAGCCATCGAAAACCCTCCTAGTCAGGGTTGTAGGTGGTCAGGACTGGCGTCGGCGTTAGCGCGCCGGCGTCAGTCCGCCTCGGCCTCAGATCATCGCGTGCGCCCCATCCATCCGCCCGAGCACGCCGGTGACGCGCGCCATCTCGGTCTCCAGCGCCTCGTAGAGAATGCGCGCCCGGCCATCCAGCGGCTGGCTCAGACCGTCGTCGGCCAGCTTCTCGATCCGCGCGAACTCGGCCTTGGTTTGTTCGTCGGTCGCCTGGAGGCGGGCCGTGCGCGCACGCGCCCGAATGAGGCGCATCAGGACGTAGCGCATGAGTCCGCTGGACTTCAGAAGTTCGTCGACGGTGGGGGGTTCGGGTACTATCCGGTCAGCCATTGCGCTCCCTCCAATCAAGGGGGTTCGGTGGTTAGGGGCGACGTCGGGTTACGGCCCGGCGTTAGCCCCGCCTAGATTATTTCCTGGTCCGCTGGTCGCGGGCTCGCTCGTCGCGCCGGTCGCCCGGAGCGAGGCCCCGGATTCGCTGGCGAGCGTGTACGTGATGATCCGCCGGTAGCCGAGAGCCTTCGCCGCCCGGACGCAGGCGCCATAGAGCATCGAGCAGGCATTCCGCTCGCCGAGCGTACAGACCCGCGTGATCTCGGCCGTCCAGCCGTCATCGAGGCGGCGGGCGACGGGGCGCCCGACCAAGGCCACGCCGCAGAGCTCGGGATTCCCGACGGCGACGGCGAAGAGCCCGCTACTCGGCGCGGCGCTATGCCGGTGATGGCGTCCGATAAAGCGGCGCGCCTCCGTGATCGTGCAGGGGCGCAAGCTCAGGCTCACTCGCGGCGCCGCCGCTCGATGTCATCAGGCGGATAGGGCGGCGGGCGCAGCGTCTTGTGGAGCTCGCGCAACTCGTGGAGCGTCTGCAGGTACTCGGCCCAGAGGGGCGAGTTGTCGTAGTTGCCCGGCAACTGCCGCTCGAGCACGATCAGGCGGTTGCCGAGGATCCGTTCCGCGCGGCGCAGCGGGCTCAGCATGTCGCTCATCGCGGCCTCGGCCGGTAAATCATCTGCCCGCCGGCGTCCTCGACAAAATCCTCGATGCGCCCGAGTTCGTGCTCGCCCTCAGGCGGGCGCGGATGGTGCCGCAGCATGTGGTCGCCGATGATCGCCAGTTGCTCGCGGGTCGGCGGCTCGTGGAGCGCCCAGGTGCCGGGACAGGCCGGGCAGTGATAGATCACGGCCGGGCCACATGGCTGGTGATCCGCTCGACGTCCGCCGTCAGCCTCTGGTGATCGTCGAGCCGCAGGCGCAAGCGGGTCGCGTCGCCCGCGTCGATGGCGGCAATGGCATCGCGCGCATTCACCGCAATCGCGGAGAGCAGCCGCACGAGCTCGGCCGCCCCGTCCTTCACCGGTACCCCCGCATGAGCAGGAATGCATAGGTGCGCGCCGTCTGGCGCCGCACCGCGGCGACATGGGCGCGCGTCTCGGCGATCGCCTGCTGCATGGCGAGCGCGAACTCCCCCCGCGAGAGTTGCCAGCGGAGCGCGGCGGGCGTGAGCTTCATTTCGCTCTCGGCCGGTCGTGATTGCGCATCGCTTCCCGCGCGAGCGTCATGCTGGCGCGGAGCTTGAGCCGATCCGGACTGGTGAGCCCGGACAGAATCGCGAAGGCGAGCCGCAGCAGCGTCTCGACCGCCGTCGTCTTGCCCTTGAGCACATGCGAGACGGCCTGCTGCGTGACCTCGCAGGCCTCGGCCAGCACGCGCTGGGGCAGCTCGTACTCATCGACGAGTTCCACAACCAGGACGCGGAGCGCCTCATAGGCGCGCCGCTGGTCGGGCGTCAGCCGGTGGGGCATGGCGTCCGCCGCGTCACGCGCGAGGGATGGGCTGCGCATGGCGGACACCCTGCGCGGCCCGGCGGCCTCCTGTCAAAAAGTGGTTACAAGTAGTAAGTGATACAACCTCACGGCGGTCGATCGGCCCTAGCATGTGAGCGACTCCTCACGGGTCCGATACGGTGACCGCGCGGGTGCCGCGCGGTGCATGCAGCGTGAAGGAACCTTCAGGTGCCCGCCATTTATCGCCACCCGCGTCCACGTGTCCAGATAAAAAATACCTGAGTGGGCGGCCCGGGTCGATAGCGAGGCCCCCTACCTATAGGCGCTGGCCGATAGCTCCTGGGCCAACGACCAATAACCCCCCGGAGATTCCGGCGTATACTTTTTCCGTAAATGCGACTTGACAAGGGACGCGTGGACACGTATGCCTAGTCCGCAGGGCGTGCCGCCCGGCAAGATGAAGATCACGGTCAACGTCGACGAGACGGTCGTCAAAGCGGCGAAGAAAGCCGCCGTGGACCGCGATACCACGCTGGGCGAATTGATCGAGAAGGCGCTGCGTAACGAGTTGCGCCAAGGCGCGGAGCGCAAGCCCCCACGCGGATGAAGGCCGCGAAACCTCGGGCTCCCGTCGCGGAGGGCAAGGCCAAGATGACGATCACCCTGCCCAGCTTCGTCATGAAGGAGGCCAAGATCTGCATCGAGCGTGTGACCGGATCCGCCTGATGCATGTAGATCGTGACGGCGCGCTTCCACCGGCCCGCCTCGGCGATCTGGGGCACCGAATAGCCGAGCGCCAGGAGTTCCGAGGCGAACTGATGCCGCAAGTCGTGGAAGCGAAGCTCGGGGCGCCCGATGGCGCGGGCCGCCGTCTTGAAGGTCGTATAGATCTTGCTTTTCTTGATCGGCGTCGTGAACTTCTTCCACGGGCTCGGGAACACCCAGCGATTGCCGGGATGCCGGGCCAGCTGGGCGCGCAGGAGTTTCACGGCGGGCGGCTCGAGCGGCACGATCTCGCCGCGCTCCTTGTTGGTCTTCGTGGTCGGCAGATGGAGCCACGGTTTCGGGACGTCGAGGTGGAGGTGCGCCCGTTCCATCCTCGTGAAGCTCGCCTGCCGCGGATTGAGCCAGATCCCGAGCTGCATGATCGTGCGATAGGGCTCGGCGAGCGCCAGCAGCATCTGCTTTTTTTCCGACTCGGTCAGCGGGGTGCGCGGCACCGTCTCGCCCTCCGTCCAGCCCGCCTTACCCCGCAGGCTCGGCCACTCGAGATCGTGGCGGAAGGTCTTGAGCGCGGCATGGAGCGTGCGGTACTCGCGCAGGATGGAGGTCGTCTTGTAGGGGCCGCCGGTAATGGTGCGGCTCTCGGTGGCGCGCCGGTCGAAGAACTCGCGCAGGCGGCCGAGGTCGAGCTTCGCGACGGGCGTCCGCAGCAGCGGCGCGCCCGCGATCGGATCGCGCTCCCAGACGCGGACCAGGCTCTTGATACAGCCGACCGTCGTGCAGCCGCGCCCGGCGAGGTCGCCGATGTGCAACTGCATCACGTCGCGCACGGTGTGGATGGGCGCGTCGTCGGAGGTCGGGTCGATCGGATCCGTATCGGGCGCGTTCTCGGCGGGCCAGCCTTCGCGCAGGACGCGGTCACGCAGCGCGACCGCCTCGGCCTGGGTGTCGACCTCCTTGGAGCGGCGCACTCCGCTGACCATCAGCTGCACGCGAAAGCGTACCCGGCCGGTCTTGGGATCATGCAACATGCGAATGCCGTGGCCAGCTTTGAGGCCCTTGCGCGTGTCACTCATCGTCGGTCCCTCCATGGCACAGTATAGCAAATCTCCGTGCAGTCTCCGTGCACTCCGTGCAGGGGTGGGCGGGCTTAACTATGTGGAATTGCGTACAGTCACCCTGGAAACGGCCCGACTGGCGAGTCTGAACCAGACTCGACGCTCGTCAAAAACCCGCCAAAAACGCGATCTCCACGACTGGTCCGTGCAGTCTCCGTGCAGTCGGGGGCCTTCATGGTATGGGGCCGGAGCGCGAAACTTCGTACATCGACGCTCGACCAAAGCGGATATTCAGGGCGGTCGGGATCGCCGCCAGGATATTCATCTCGGCCTGGACGGCTTCCTCTGCAGTGTCGAACGTCCAGACGACCAGCTCATCCTCCGGTCTGAGTTTCGGCGCGATGTGGTGATCCCGCTGCAGCGGACGCTTGATGCCGTGACGACCGACCCCGGCATACCGCACCGATCCATCGGGGCCGAGCCAGATGTAGACGCAGGGCGACTCAATGATCCGCAGCGGAATCCGAAGTGTGGGAATCCCGAGGCGCGTGAGCACGGGCTCGAGGGCGGTCGGCGTAATGTCGGTGATCGCTGCGCTCGGCGCCGGCTGAGCCGTTTTTCCTTCCAGCGTCGCCTTTGCCTTCGCGGCGGGCACCCCACGATGACGCCATTGGTTTCGGAGCGCGATGGCCAACTCGCGCGTGGCCACGACGCGACTGGCCCGGCGGCCATTGACCATGACCTGCACGATGTAGCCGACGCGCCCCGTCTTGGGATTCCGCAACATGGACACGTTGCGGTCAACTTCGATGCGCTTCCGCACGTCCTTTTTGTTCATGCCCCGAGTATTGCATACAGTGGGCTCTGTTTGCAATGAAGTGCTGGCACCTCGTCGTCCTCGCGACCGCCGCGCAGTGGCTGGTGGCCGTCACCCTCATGGTCGCGCTCGACTGGCGCGATGCGCGGCGGCGGGTGCGGCGATGACGCCCGACGAGCGGATCGCCGAGCTTGAGGAGCTCGTTGCCCGCCGCGAGCGCCTGTTGCGCGGCCTGCTCGGCGTCCTCTCGGCGCACGCCTGCGGCGTCCACATCCCGCGCGATTGGTCCAAGGGCCTCGTCGACAAGATCCGCGACGAGCTCGCGCCCCGCCGCGGCATGGCCCCGAGCCGCCATGAATAGCCTGCGCGATTATCTGTTCTACGAGGAGCCCGGCATCACGCTGTACTGCGGCGACTGTCGCACGATTCTTCCGCTGCTCGACCACAAGGTGCCGCTGATCATCACGGATCCGCCATATAGCGTTGGCCGGTCCGAAACCGAGTTTCAGGCCTCGGGCAACATCGCCGTCGCGCTGCATCTCGCATCAACGCTCTGCGAGACGCTCATGGTCTTCGGCACCTCAAGTGGCCGAGGCTATGAGTTCATTCGCTCCAGCATCCGCGCGCTGCCGCATTGTCGAACGCTCGTCTGGCATCGCTCGTTCGTCAACAGCCCAGCGGCGGGGCCGTGGCGATGGGATCTCGTCTTTATTCATGTGTTCGGTGAAGGCGCATTCGGTCGCCCTGAGCACAGCAGCCTGCTCCAGACAAATGGCACGCAGGCGCTGGCCATCGAGTTGGGTCACAAGGCGCCGATTCCCATCGAGGTCATGCAGTGGCTCGCACGTCCGTTTGCCGGACGCACGATGCTGGACCCCTTTTGTGGTAGCGGGTCGCTGCTTGAGGCCGCCAAGCGCATGGATCGCCGCGCGATCGGCATCGAGATTGAGCCGCGGTATTGCGAGATCGCCGTCAAGCGGCTTCGACAAGAGGTGTTGCCCTTCGGCCGCCATGAATAAACCCAATCCCCGCTGGCCGCGCGCCGCGCGGGAGACCTACGCGAAACACATCGCCAACATGCGGAGGCCGAGCGATGAGCGATCAGCGCCGATTGATCCCGCTAACGGATGCCGAGGCCAAAAATCTCGGCCGCCAGCTGGCCCGGCTGACCCTCCAGCTCGCCGACCTCAAGGTCGAGCACGCGGAGCAAAAAGCGGAAATGGCCAGCGAAGAGCGCGAGCTCGCCAAGGACATCCGCGCGACCGCCAAGGCCCTGCGCGACGGCGCTGAGGAGTGAGACGTATGCCGTCCACTCGCAAGTCCGAGCCCGAGATCGTCGAGGCCGGCGCGCTCGTGCGCCTCGACCCGCAGGCGCTCCTGAGCCAAGCGCTCACCTCAAACGCCGCCATCGAAACCGTCGAGAAGCTCGTGGCCCTCGCCGAGCGCGTGCGCGCCGTCCAGGCCCGTGAGGCCTGGCACAGCGCTATGGCGGACTTCCAACGGCAGGTGCCGGCGATCCCGAAGACCAAGACGGCGCAGATCACGACGCGCGGCGGCGGTCGGTATAGCTACTCCTACGCGCCGCTTGAGGAGATCCTGCGCGTCACGCGCCCGGTCATGGCCCCGCTCGGCCTCTCGATCTCATGGCGCTCGGGCAAAGTCGACGGCACCTCCGTCTCCGTCATCTGCCAGGTCGCGCATACCCTCGGCCACGTCGAGGATTCCGGCACTGTGACCGTCCCTGTCACAGCGGGCGACGACGGCCGCGGCGCCAATCCCTCACAGCGCGTGGCGAGCGCCATGACCTACGCCAAGCGCTACTCGCTGCTCGGGATCCTCGGCCTCGCGCCTGAGGAAGACGACGACTCGGCGAGCGCCAGCGGCGACGAAGACGAGCGCACGCCGCCGGCCACCGCACCCGGCCCCGAGTCTGACCGCACCTTCGTCGTCGAATCCGTCTCGCGCATGGCCGACAAGCAAAAACTCTCGGTCGAGGAACGGCTGGAGCTCACGAAGAACTACCTGCACGGCCAACCGCTGAACAAGGCCACCGTTGAGGACTTGCGCCAGTTGCAGATGTTCCTCGGCGACAGCGAGGGCGTCGCGCAGTGGCGCCACGATCGCGAGCGCGATCTCGAGCGCGGCCAGTGAACGCCATGCGCCAGATCGAAGACGGCCTCCGGGGCCAGACGGTGACGCCGTGGGTCAACAACATCCCGATGTTCACGCGGTCGATGGTCTTGCGGCCGAATCTCATCCTGCAGACCGAGCCGCTGAACCGCCACGGGATCGCGCGACGCCTGCCGGTGCTTGAGTTGCGCTGGGATGAGGTCGACGAGTGAGCCGGCCGCCCGAGCGCGAGCCCGCGAAGCGCGCCGTGCAGCGCGAGCTCTGGCGCGCCCTCGAGGACATCGAGCGCCACCGGCCCGAGCCCAAGCCGAAGCCGCCGCTGGACCCCGTCGCGTGGCAGAAGCAGCTCGCGCTCAAGGCCGAGGCCCTCGCCTTCCTCGAGACGTTTCGGCCGTGGTGGGTGACGCCGTGACCGACGCCGCAGCGGTGGCGAAGGCGAACGCGATTGTCGAGGCGTGGGCGAATAGCGAGCCCGGCATGGGCTGGCGCGGCTGGGAGATTACTGAATACCCGCACATCAATATGGTCACGTTGCGCGATGCCATCGCCGCCGCCCTCGCCAGTCGGGGGGAGGAGTACGACAGCGGCATCGACGCCACGACGATCTACAAACAAGCCGAGGCCATCAACAAACTGAAGGCCGAGAACGCCAGCCTCAAGGCGCTACTCCGTCGGGCCACGGAAGCCGAAGACCCCGACGAGTGGCTGCCCGATGCGCTCGCCCTCCTCGCCACGCGGCCGCCCACGGCGACGCCATGATCGGCTGGTGCGTCGTCTGCTCCTGGCGCTCGCGCCTCGTCCACGTCCTGCGCCTGCGCGAAGGCATCTGCTGGTTTTGTGCGGACGCTGGCTGGATCCTGCCGCCCGCCGAGCTCCAGCCCGGGCCGCGCGGCATCGAGGTCGTGCGCGCGCCGAGGTGGCTCTGATGCCCCGCCGGCGCCGCCAGCCCGCCAACGTCTCCGAGGCCCTGTTGACCGACTGGACCCAGCCGCGCGTCGAGGCCCTCTACGCGATCGTCGTCCGCGACGTCGTCGGCAACGAAGCGATTGCCAGGCGTCACACGCAAATAGGCCAACTCCCGCTCATCACCGACGACCCGAACCTCGTCGAGCGCATGCGCGACTTCGCCCGGGAGTCGTATCTCGAGGCGTCGATCCAGGTGGCGAAGTTCGCGCGGGTCGAAGACATCCGCGTGATTCAGCGGCCGAGTGAGCCGGTGCCCGACCCCGGCCCGGCGCCATCGCCATGAACCTCACCCGCGCCGACCTCGCCGTCCTCGGCCAACGCACCGTCGCGAAGGCGCGCCATCACGAGCCCACGATGGCGCCGACGAAGGGCTTGACGCCGACGATCACCGGGCCAGGCCGGCGCACGTATCTGCATTTCGAGGCCAAGGGCGTCGCGATCGCGACCTGGAACGACGCGCGCGAGCGGGCGCAGGTCGAATGGCTCTCCTACGAAGACTGGAGGCGGCGATGTTCCACCGTCGTCGCAAGCCTGTGAATGCGGCCGACAAGGCCCTGGCGGAATCGCTCTTCGGGAGCAAGCCGAAGAAACGGAAGCCCGCCCGCTGCTTGAAATGCGGCCAGCCGACCACGCGCCGGCTCAATGCCGAACTCGGGATCTGTCAGGCGTGCGAGCAGCGGCCATGAGTGAGGAGCAGAAACCGTGCGAGTTATGCGGGTGGCGTGGCCCTCGGCGGGAGCGCGAAGTCAACTATTCCAACGAGCACGGGATGTGGCTGTGCGCCCGGTGCTACTTCCGTGAGTAAGGAACTCGCCCGCCTCGATGCGGCGGAACGACTCTTGGCGAAAGTGCAGACGATTCCTGAAGTCCGCAAAGCCGACGCAGATCTCGCGGCCTTAGAGAAATGGGCGCGTGCCCACCAACTGGATCTCTCGGATCAAAACCGCATCACTGAACTTCGCGCACTCTTCCAACGCAAAGGCGGCGAACTTGTCGCGAGTTTGCCAAAGGGCACGAAGGGCCGCGGGCATAAAGGCGGAAAATCCTCCACGCTGGAGCATTTTAGGATCGCCGAGGGCTCTGCCTCGCGCTGGCTACTCATCTCAACTCTCGCCGAGAAACTCATCCGAGATATCGTTGCGGCTCGTACAGCAGCAGGGCAAGGCATCACTCTTGGCTATTTTTATGGCCTCGCCCGACCCGCTAAACCCGTCGACGTGCCGCCGGAATTCCCCCAGGGGCCATTTCGCGCCATCGTCATTGATCCCCCATGGCCGATCAGCAAGATTGATTTCGAGCGGCGCGATGTCGAGCGCCAGACGATGGATTATGCGACGCAGGATCTCGAGGCCATCCGCCAGTTGCCGATCCCCGCCCTCGCGCATCCTGACGGCAGCCATGTCTACCTCTGGGTGACCCATCGATTCCTGCCCTATGGCCTCGAGCTCTTCGGGGCGTGGGGCGTCCGCTATGAGTGCGTATTGACCTGGATGAAAGGCACGGCGCAGCCGCTCTGGTGGCGCTTCACAACGGAGCATTGTCTGTTCGGCAAGATCGGGAGCCTAGCCCCATTGCGGAAAGGGATGGCCGTCCATTTCGAGGCTGCTCAACAACGGCATTCGCACAAGCCCGATGTCTTTTTCGAGCTGGTGCGGGCCGTCAGTCCTGGCCCGCGGCTCACCATGTACGACACGGAACGGTCAGACTTCGAGGCGTGGGGCGTCCCGCATGCAGTCGCCGAACTTTAACCCCGATCTCTCATTCGCGACGCTCTGGATGCCGCGCGTAATCGCGATCGCGGGCCGCTATCTCGGGCCGCGCGTGCTCGAGGCGGCCACGCTGACGCATGCGGACTTTGAAGAGGAAGGCGATATCGTCACGCGCCGCGCACACATCGGCACGCGACTCCGGAAGCCGGGCTATGCGGAGCGCTACTTCTGGGAGATCACGATCACCTGCCAACGCGACAGCGGACGGCCCACGCAATGGCACAAAATCACGCTGGGCAAAGGCGATTACTTCTTTTACGGGCATGCGACCGCAGCTGCCCCGACTGATGGGGCCATTCATCCTTGGTATTTGATCGATCTGCACCGATTTCGACTGATCGAGCCGGGATGTCGGGGCGAACGATTGGGGCCGAACAAAAATGTCAAGGGCGAATTCGCCTATTTCTACGCCTATGATGTGCGGGAACTCTACCGGCGTGACCCGTCCGTCCTAATCGCGTCCAATGCGAAACCCCGCGCCGCCTGATCTTTTTTCCGGAGTGAGTTTATGCCGCGAGGTCGGATTCTCTGGCCGGAGCACTTGTCGCACCGCAAGGTGGGCATCCTGGGCCACCGCGTCTACCGCGTCTGGATCGGGATGCTGATGGATTCGGACGACGACGGCCGGGTCGTGGCGGATCCCGCCCAGCTCCGCGCCCGCATCTTCCCCTTCCGGACGGAGGTCTCGGTGGCGCATATCAAACGCGACATGCGCGAGCTGGCCCGCCGGAAACTCATCCGCCTCTATCAGCGAAACGGCACGCAATACGCGGTGTTTCCGTCCTGGAAGGACTGGCAGCACCCGAAGTATCCGGTGCCCTCGAAGCTCCCGCCTCCCCCAATGATGGAGGAGGATTCCCCCAGGACTTCCCCAGTGGTGGGGAAGTCTTCCCCCCTGAGTAGTGTTGTACGGAGTCGTATGGGGTCGAGTCGTGTCGAGCGGAAGCGCCGGACGGTGTCTCACGACACCCACGATCGGCCGGCCCCGATCACCGACGAGCTCCGCGCCCAGCTCAAAGCCATCGAGGACCGCAATCCAGGCCTTGGGCGGGTCTAAACGGCGGAATCCGCGGTGTGGGCTAAGATTCCTCCGGGAGGACCGGCCGGATGCGAGCCGCCGTGCTGCTGGTCGCCGGGCTCGTCACCGGCTGCAGTCTGGTGCAACCGCTGACCCGGGAGGAACAGAGCGAGGAATGGCGGCTCGTGTGTCGGAGCATGTATTCCGTCTTCGGCCGCTCGGTCACGGTGTACGTGAAACTCGATACGGCCGTGGCGGGCTCGGTGCTGATCGACAACGACTGCCGCGTGACGATTTCCGCGACGCCGCCGCCCGCTCCCGCGGCGCCGTGACAGGAGGCGGCCATGAGCCTGGTGGGGTATCTGGCGCTCGTCGTCGTCGTCGGGTTCTTCGTGACGCTGGTGTGCTCGTTTGTGCCCGACCAGTACTTTGCGCCGCAGTTCAAGAAACTCCTGATCGTGGCGGCGATCGTCGTGCTCGTGCTGGTGCTGGTGCTCGCGATCTTGGGCGGCACCAGCTGGGATGTGAAAATCCCGAGCGTGCGCTAGCGTGACGTGGCTACGCACGGCGTGGCGCTGGCTCTGGCGCAAACTCTTCAAGGATCCCGACGGGGCGCGAAAGGCGTGACGATCTCGGGCCGGAATCCGAAAGGGTTGAACATTTCCCGCCAAGTGTGGACCACCGTGCTCAGCCTCATCGCCATCCTCGTGGTGGCCTTCCTGCTCTGGATGCTGTTCTCCTACACGCCACCGCTGGCGCTCTCGGTGCACTGATGCCGACCCGTCCGACGGCGTACTGCTCTGTCCCACGATGTGCGTACCGCACCCCGTGCCCCGTGCACCGTCCACGCACGAACTGGAACGTGGATCTCACTCGGCCTACAACAGCCGAGCGTGGGTATAGCAGCGCGCACCGACGCTGGCGGGCGCAGGTGCTCGAGCGTGACCCGTCCTGTCGCTACGGCTATCCAGGCTGCACGCGCATCAGCACCGTCGCCGATCACATCGTCTCCATGCGTGAGGGCGGCGCGGCGCTGGAGTTGAGTAACGGGGCTGGCTGCTGCGCACGCTGTCACGCGAAGAAATCTCAACGCGAATCACAAGCGTCACGCCGATGAGGGGGAGGGGGCATCGAAAAGGCTGGCGAGCTCGCGTCGTGACCGCACGCCGGTCACGCGCGCAATCTAAGCGTGCGCAGTCATGAAGCGCGGGCCGCGTCCCGAGCCCGAAGGATCGGGCCTGCCGAGCCTCGGCGGCGGGCGGCCGAGCGAGCGGGTCGGCCGATTCTTCCGACGCCACCTCCGGCACGTCAAGGGCGAGTTGCGCGGCCAGAAGATCCAGCCGCAGCGCTGGGTCACCAAAGACGTCATCCGACCGCTCTTCGACACGCAACTGCCGGACAAGCGGCGGCAGATCCGCACCTGTTACGTCGAGATCCCGCGAAAGAACGCCAAGAGCACGATTGCGGCGGGCATCGGACTCTACTTGCTCTACTGCGACAACGAACCCGGCGCGGAGATCGTGAGCGCGGCGGCGGATCGCGCGCAGGCGGCGATCGTGTTCGACATCGCGCGCGAGATGGTCGAGTCGGATCCGCATCTGAGCCGGATGACGCAGGTGTATCGGCGCGAGCTCGTCGTGCCGTCGACCGGCTCACGCTATCAAGTCATCTCGTCGGAGGCGTATTCCAAGCACGGACTCAATCTGCACGCGGCGCTCATCGACGAGGTGCACGCGCACCAGGACGGCGGCGAGCTCTGGAACGTGCTGACGAAGGGCATGGGCTCGCGCCGGCAGCCGCTGACGTTCGCGATCACGACGGCGGGCTATGATCGCACCGAAAATTCGCTCTGCTGGACGCTGCACGAGCACACGCGCCTGGTGAACGCGGGCCAGCTCGACGACCCGAGTTTCCTCGGCGTGATCTACGGCGCGGAGCTCGACGAGGACTGGAAGGATCCCGCCGTCTGGGCGCGCGCGAATCCCGGTCTGGGCACGACGATCAAGCGCGAGTATCTCGAGCAGGAATGTCGCCGCGCGCAGGACATGCCCGCGTATGAGTATGAGTTTCGGAGATACCACCTGAACCAGTGGACGCAGTCGGCGGTCGCGTGGATCCCGATGGACACCTGGGACCAAGGCGGCACCGTGGTCGACGTCGAGGCGCTGCGCGGCAAGCGGTGTTACGCCGGGCTCGACCTCTCGACGACGGGCGATCTCTCGGCGCTCGTGCTGGTGTTCCCCGACGACGAGGGCGGCTACGACGTGCTGCCGTTCGCGTGGTGCCCGGCCGAGGGGATCCGCAAGCGCTCGCTGCGCGACCATGCGCCCTATGAGCAATGGCAGCGCGACCGGGCCGTCATCGCGACCGAGGGCAACGTGGTCGACTACGACGCGATCCGCGCCGAGGTGCAGGCCCTGGCGGCGCGCTACGACCTGCGCGAGATCCTGTATGACCGCTGGAACGCGACGCAGCTGGTGACGCAACTGCAGCAGGACGGCGCGAACCTGGTGCCGCTCGGCCAGGGCTATCAGTCGCTCTCGGCGCCGTCGAAGGAATTCGAGAAACTCGTGAAGGCGCGCGCCCTGCGGCACGGCGGGCATCCGGTCTTGCGCTGGTGCGTGGCGAACACCGTGCTCGAGCAGGACGCCGCCCAGAACATCAAGCCGTCGAAGAAGCGCTCGACGGAGCGGATCGACGTCGCGGTGGCGCTGATCATGGCGCTCGCCGGCGCCATGAAGAGCCAGGGGCCGAGCATCTACGAGACGCGCGGAGCGTTGATCCTGTGACCCTCTGGACGCGGCTGGCGCTCGCGGTGCGCAGCCTCGGCGGCTGGCTCGGTCCCTACGGGCTGAACGACCCGGCGCTGAAAGCACTCTTCGGCGCCAAGCCGGTCTCGAGCGGCGTCACGGTGAGCGAACAGACGGCGCTGACGAGCTCGGCGGTCTGGGCCTGCGTCAACCTCATCGCTGGCACGATCGGCTCGCTGCCGCTCTTGCACTACCGGCGCCTGCCGAACGGCGACCGCGAGCGCTACACCGACAGCAAGCTCTATCGCGTGCTGCATGACCTCCCGAATGACGAAGGCACCAGCGCCGTCCTCTGGGAAACCATGACGCAGCACCTGCTGCTCTGGGGCAACGCCTTTGCCGAGATTCGCCGCAACGCGCGCGGCGAAGTCGCCTCGCTCGACCTGGTCGAGCCCTGGCGCGTCTCGTGGTTTCGCACCGATACCACGCGCGAGATCCGCTACCGCGTCGACAGCGAGACGGTGCTCAGGCCCGACGAGATGCTGCACGTTCCCGGCCTCACGCCGGACGGGATCTGGGGCTACTCGCCGATCCAGAAGGCGCGCGAGTCGGTCGGGCTCCTGCTCGCGGCCGAGCGCTTCGGCGGCACCTTCTTCGGCCAGGGCAGCGCGTTCGGCGGGATTCTCACGCACCCGGGCCGCCTGAATCAGCAGGCCGAGGACAACCTGCGGGGCTCGCTCGAGAAGCGCGCGCAGGGCGTCGACCGCGCGCACAACTTCATCATCCTGCAGGAAGGCATGACCTACGAGCAGCTCGGCGTGCCGCCCAACGACGCGCAATTCCTCGAGACCCGAAAATTTCAAGTCAACGAGATCGCGCGCTGGTTCGGCGTGCCGCCGCACATGATCGGCGACGTCGAGCGCTCGACGAGCTGGGGCACCGGCATCGAGCAGCAGGCGATCGGATTCGTGAAGTTCAGTCTGCGCCGCTGGCTGGTGCGATTCGAAAAAGAGATCATGCGGAAGTTGATCTCGCCGCTGGAGCTCAACTACCAGTTCGTCGAGTTCCTGGTCGATGGCCTCGAGCGGGGCGACTTCACGAGCCGCACGACGGCCTACGTGCAACTCAAGCAGGCCGGGCTCATCACCGCGAACCGGGTGGCGACGCTGGAGAACTGGGAATCGTTCGGCCCGGAGGGCGACGTGCTCTTCAATCCGTCCAACCAGCTCCCGGCCGAGATCCTCGCGGAAGGCCCGCCGAAACCCGCGCCCGCCGCGCCGGTGCCGAAGGAGCCCGCGGCCCGCGACGAATTCGCGGAGGAGCTCAAGCAACTGATCGCGCTCGGCCAGGCGACGCAGGCCGCCGTGGCGCAGCAGCATCTCGACTTCGACGGATTGACCGAGCGGGTGGCGGCCTTGCCGACCGAGATCCCGGCTTCCCCGCCCCCGGCGCCGCCGCCCCCGCCGGTCGATCTCGCGCCGGTCCTCGAGAAGATCGCGGGCCTCGAGGCGGCCCTGCAGGAGCAGCGCGAGCGGACGACCGCGGTGCTCCCGGGCGTGCAGCGGCTGATCGAAGATGCGGCGCGGGCCTTCGTGCGCAAGGAAGTCGATCACGCGAAGCGCGCGGCGGCCACCCCGGAGAAGTTGACCGAGTGGATGACCGAGTTCTATCCGCACCAGGCGGATTGGGCCGTGAGCCGCTTGCGCCACGCGATGCAGGTGTACTGGCAACTCCTCGGACGCACGGACGATCCCGAGGGCGAGATTCGGTGCCGGATTGCCGCCTATGCCGATGCCTCGCGGGCCCGGTTGACGGCGCTGCTCGAGCGGGCGACGCCTGAGACCTTGCGGGATGTCGTCACGCACGACGTCGATCGGTGGGATGCCCCGCGGTCAGAGGCGCTCGCCGAAGCGCTGATGGTGGACTGGAGGGGAACTCATGGAGCTTGAGCGGCGACCCTACGGCTGGAACCGGCGCGCGGTGGTCGGCGGCACCCCGTCGCACCCGATGATCCACGGCACGGCGATCGTCTTCAACGAGCGCTCGCAGGATCTCGGCGGGTTCGTGGAGGTCATCCGCCCGGAGGCCTTCAAGCGCACCCTCGACGAGGGGATTGATCTCCGGGCCTTCTTCGACCACGATCCGGGCAAGATCCTCGGCCGCCAGTCGGCCGGGACGCTGAAAGTGATCCCCGACCACCGGGGCGTCCACGTCGAGATCGACCCGCCGAGCCCGACCGAGCCCCCGAACCTGCTGCAGTCCATCAGCCGGGGTGACATCACCGGCATGTCGTTCTCGTTCCGGACGCTGCCTGACGGCGACGACTGGAAGCGGGAGGACGGCCGGATCGTCCGGTACGTGACCGACATGCGGGTGTACGAGGTCTCGGTCGTGTCCATGCCCGCCTACGAGCAGACCGACGTCGAGATTGCCCTGCGGGGCTGGCGCAAGTTTCAGGGGCTGGGTGGCCTGACGGTTTCGGCGCTACAGGCGCGATTGGCCGCCCGGGCGGCTACGTGGTCGACGTCCTCGGCGATCGCCTCGCCACGGCGCTCCTAGGCGCGCACAGGCGATTTTACGAGGGCGCTCATGGCTGCTCCTGCCGAACGTAGCCGAGGCTTTCCGACAAGTCTTTGCAGGTGCTGTACCGCTTGAACGAGTCAAAGACGAGCCCGACGGGCTCAAGCGTGGCCGCAATCCCGTTGCGCTCGCACGTCCGCACGCGGCCGGTATCGGGATGGACATAGGTCGCCGTCGTGCTGCACCCGGCGAGCAACAGACACCCGAGGACCGCCGTCTTCGTCATGACTGCTCCTTCTTCGGCCGACCGCCGCGCTTGCCGTTCTTCCTCGCGGCGCGGCGCTTCGCTGGGGTCGTGGCTTTGCCGCCGACGCGACCGCCGAGGCGTCCGAGCGCTACGGCAGCCGGATTCTTGGGCCTCATCGCCCCCACTATGCCAAACCGCTTTGGGTTTGTCAAGCGGGAGGATTCCGCATCAATGGCGGGGATTCTGCTCTCCGCGTTTTGAGACTTTGACGGCTGGCCGGGTTTGCCGCTAGGCTTGGGTCGATTCCGGCGACGGGTCGGCCCTGAGCGCGGGTCGGGCTCGCCGCTGACATAGTGCGCTGACGCTCGTGTGACGGGCGCGGCTCACGGGGCTGGATCGAAAACTACAACTTTCGATTCGCCGTGGGTGCGCCCGTTGCCATGTCCGGGGATCCCTCGGCGATGAAGGGGCACCCGGCCATGATCAAGGAACTCGTCGAGAAGCGGCAGCGCCTGCACGAAGAAAACGCCGCACTCCTCGCCAAAGCCGCCAAGGATGGCCGCGATGTCCTGACCGCCGAAGAGGAAACCGAGTGGCAATCGCGCGACCAGGCGATCGAGCAGCTCGGCAAGAACATCGACATGCGCCTGCGGCAGGACGCCATCGAGAAACGGCTGGCCGAGGTCGAAGAGCGCAAGTCGGCCCCCAGCCCGGCGCCCAACGAGCGGCCCACCGTCAGCGCCCGGCTGAGCCGCGGCAAGGCCGACTTCGAGCTGGCCCTGCGCGGATGGTTCATCAAGGGCTCCGACCAGCCGCTCAAGCCCGAGCATCACGAGGCGGCCGAGCGGGTCGGCATGGATCTCAACAACCGCATGCTGACCCTGAATCTCTCGCGCCGGCCCCCGCGCAATCTCGCCGAGGTCCGCGAGTGGGAGATCGAGCAGCGCGCCCAGACGGTCACGACGACCGGGGGCGGCTACACGATCCCCGACGAGATGATGATGGCGCTTGAGAAAGCCCTGCTGTGGTATGGCGGGATGCGCCAGGCCGCGACGATCATCCGGACGGACACGGGCGCCGATCTGCCGATCCCGACCGCGAACGACACCGGCAACGTAGGCGCGATCTTGGATATCAACACCCAGGTCGCCAACCAAGATGTGGCGTTCGGCCAACTCGTCTTGCACGCCTTCAAGTATTCGTCGAAGCAAGTGCTGGTGCCGGTCGAGCTCATGCAGGACTCGGCGGTCAACCTGCCGGTCATGCTGGGTGAGATGCTCGGCGAGCGCATCGGCCGGATCCAGAACACGCACTTCACGACCGGCGCCGGCACGACCCTGCCATTCGGGATCGTCGTCCAGGCGACGCAGGGCCTGGCGCCGACCGGCACGGTGGCCGGTGGGTTCACCTATCCGCAGCTGGTTTCGATGGAACATTCCGTCGACATCGCGTATCGGCGGCAGGGCGCGGCGTGGATGATGAACGACGCCGTCGTGGCTCGGCTGAAGTCCTTGCTGGACACGACCGGGCGGCCGATCTGGCAGCCCTACGCCGTGTCGACGATGGCGACCTTCACGGCCGGCGGCACGGCGGGCCAGCCCGGGACGCTCCTCGGCTATCCCGTCATCGTCAACAACGACATGTCGACGGCGACCACCACCGGCACCCGCGCCATCCTGTTCGGCGCGCTGCAGAAGTATCTGATCCGCGACGTGCTCGGCGTCACCCTGCTGCGGCTCGACGAGCGCTATGCCGACTATCACCAGGTCGCCTTCCTCGCCTTCTCGCGGGCCGACGGCAACCTGTTAAATGCCGGGACCGCGCCCGTTAAGTACATGGCTTATACGACGTGAGCAATTTCACGTACTTACGCGCACAGGAGATCTGACATGGCCGATGACAAGGGCGCCAAGCTCCAGACCGACGTCGCCAACGCCGAGCGGGAAATGCTGAAACTGAAACAGCAGATCAACAAGCATCAAGCGATCCCGAAATCCAACACCGGCGAGACGCAGAATCTCGGCAATGCTCCGACGCCAGAGCCAGCCGAGCCGACGGTCAACGAGCCTGGCTATGTGATCTTCCAGAACCCGGAGCCCAAGGCCGCCGCGTCGTCTGGCTCGGGCGAATCGCACAGCAGCACGCCGCCGCACCGGCCCGCCGGGCGGGGGTGACATGGCGGGACTCCTGCGCATCGAGGCGCCGCCCGAGGAGCCGGTCAACATCGTGGAGATGCGCGAGTTCCTGCGGGTGACGGACACGGCGGACAACCGGCTCATCAGCCAGTTGATCCGCGAATCGCGCGAGGAGTTCGACGGGCCGGCGGCATGGTTCGGGCGGGCGGTGGTGACGCAAACCTGGGAGTTGTTGCTCGATGCGTTTCCGCCGCCGAATGCCCGGCCCGAGTGCATCGCGACCAATCGCAGGGCGGCCATCCTCGTGCCGTTGCCGCCGCTGCAGTCGATCGTCAGCGTGAAGTATCAGGATGCCGACGGCGCGGAGCAGACGCTCGACCCGGCGGCCTATCAGGTCGATCGCGGCGTCGAGCCGGGCGAGCTCATGCCGGCCTATGGCACGAGCTGGCCGACGGCCCGCAGCGGCGTGGCGAATGCCGTGGCCGTGCGCTTCGTCGCGGGCTATGGCCTGGCACCCGCGGTGCCCGAGGAGATCAAGGGCTGGATCATGCGGGCGGTGGCCTATCGCTACGATAACCGCACCGCGCTCACGACCCTGCCGCCCTCGTTTTTCTGGACGATGGCCAACTATAAGATGGCCTGGTCGGTGTGACTTACGGCGTCGGATAGAGAAGTCCGGCTCGCGTATCGCGAGGGGCTCCGGCCCGCCATTGCCGACCCGGGCCTGCTGGATCGTCGCGTCACGATCCAGCAGTACACGTCGACCACGAACGACTACGGTGAAGTGATCGAGACCTGGACGGATCTGGCGACCGTGTGGGCGAATGTCCGCGAGCTCCGGGGCACCGAGCGCTTCGAGGCGGCGCAGTTGACCGCGCTCGTCGATGCGTATTTCACGATCCGCTATCGTCCGGACGTCGTGCCACACATGCGGCTCAACTACGAAGGCGACCTGTTCGATATCCAGGAAGTCCTCGAGTTGCCCCGGCGCGAAGGGCTGCAACTCGAGGCGAAGTGGCAGGAGCCGGCATGATCCGCGTGAAGGTCTTCGGGGTCGCCGAATTGCGGCGCAATCTGGCGGCGCTCCCGCCCGACGTGGCGAAGTTCGCGTTGACCGTCGCCTGTCGGGAGGCGGCCGAGGTGCTGCGCGCGCGCATGGAAGAGACCGTGCCGCGCGACGAGGGCACGCTGGCCGCGAGCCTCGCCGTCCAGTACCGGAAGCCGACGAAGAAACTCAGCCAGCGCTACCTCGTCGGGCCGACCCGGCGCGGGTTCTACGGCTACTACCTTGAGTGGGGCACGCGCTTCATCGCGGCGCGCCCCTGGATGCGGCCGGCCTTCGCGCAGGGCGCCCAGTCGGCGCTCAACGCCGCCAACCGGGCCGTCCGGCAGTTCTTCGACCGCTGGCATCCACCGGTGCCGATCCGATGAGTACCTGCGAATCGCTGCTGTACACGTATCTCCAGTCGATTCCGGCGATCACCGCCATCATCGGGACGCGCATGTATCCGGTCGTGCGGCCGCAGACGACCGACCTCCCGGCCCTGTCCTATCAGCGCGTGGCCGAGGCGCGGGTCGATCCGCTGACCATCGGTGCCGCCGCGCCCTCGTTGACCGACGTGCGCCTGCAGATCGATCACTGGGCCGCGAGCTATGCGGCGGTCAAAGACCTGGCGGTGGGGGGGGGGGCTGACAGTCACACGCCACACCACCCGACCCGGCGCCGCGCCCCCC